CAGAGCTTCTCCCGCCCACTGCGGGAAAAGCAGACTTCCATCCGGTCCACGCGTCCGTTGAACCCAAGCAACCGTGCGGGCGGGCTCTGGGGGAAGGTCGAGGTCGGCGTCGAGGGGGAGATCCCCCGAAAACGTCGCCTTGATCAACCTTCTTAGAGCCCGTTCGCGAAGCTTCGGGGGGGTCCGCATTGCACTGCCGAGGGAAAGAACGAATGAAGTGTACAATCTTGCGATTGCAGACTCTACTAGTTCCTCCCAAGGGCCGCAGTGAACCCACCGTACTTGCAACGACGACTCGGGTCCGGGAGCGTCTGCTGGCAACTGGACGAACGTTCCGTCTCCGACGTAAGAACCGATATCCATCTTCGCGATCTCCTCCGCTAGTTTCCACGAAGGGTCAATGACCCCACGGATCAAGCCTGGAAGAGTCTCTCCCTTTGCAATCAGGGATCGAGCCTTCCAGCGTCTGATCTTCGCAGAACTGGAGAGGGGAGAGGCGGGAGGACAACCGTTCCCACCGTCGATGAGACGTAGACCATCGACCAGGCCGAGGCTCTCGCCGTACCTCCTCAAACCCGGTCGGTTCGCTAAAAAGCGAACCAACGACGGACAACCTCCCGGGTGCGCGCCCCAAATGGAATCAACGCTGAGGAGCATCTTCAAGTTGTGGGACAAGGCCAAGCTAGAGCCGTGCCCTCGAAGCTCATCGGGAACCGAAGGGCGGACCAGACCGCGGAGGGGTATCGCACCATTGCGACTACCTCCCACGATCAAACGTCCGTCATATCGGAACTCGAAGAGTCGTTCGAGAAATACGGCTCTAGGCTGGGACTTGCCTCGCACAACGAAATGCTTCCCCGGCGATGCAGTTCCACCTGAAGCCGCGACCAGCTTGAGGTACTCATCGGAAACATCGTCGAAGACCGCAGCTAAGCCGTCGTCCCCACAAGTAACGAACTTGTTGAGCCTAAAGGCGAGCGATAGCGGGATTCGGCGCTTCCGGGCAACCCGGGCGACCGACTCCGACCACCAAAAGAGGTGGATCAGAGACAGGATCGCCCAAGTCGTCGGGAGTCCCATGAGTATACCCCGTTGCGTGGTCACGACCGACCCGTCGGGGTAGACCAACTTCTGAGGTCCCGTAAGGATCCTCAGAGCGTCGGTTTCCCAAGCGGGAAGGCGCCCACTCTCGGAGAGGCCGTCCACAACCGCCCTAACAAGGTCAAGAGGGAGTAGATCAGTCGCTGACTTCAAATCGGTAGAGACGACGCAGTCGCTCGTTGCCCCTTTGAAGTAGTCGAACAGATCTTGATCCTTCAAGCCCGTTAAGGTCGACCGGGACGAGGAGTCACGGCGGAGCCCTGCCAGCAGGCGCTTCCGGATGACGTGGCCGACCAGCGAATAACCACCGGAAGGAGAAGTCACCACCCTCGCTTTAAGACCCCTCTCCGCCAAGGCGACGACCTTGTGGGGAGGAATCTCTCCTTCCAAGAGGTCGCAACCGTGGCAGAGCAGGGACGCGTCTTGAACGAGGGTTGCCACGTCCTGTGGCGGGAGGTGACTCTCCAGTTCGGCGGAGTAGGCAGCAGCCTTAGGGTGAACCCCCAAGTCGGCAACGAAGCCCCGGAGACCACCTTTCCCACTTGTCCTTTCGGCACAAGCAGACAAGGTTGGAATCCCGGGCGACGCAGCTAGCAAAGGGGAACCTAAGTGCCGTTTACCCCACCGGGTAGCGAAACGTCTCGCAGAAGCGAGAACGCTAGCGTCCGTAGTAAATTGGCTGGTAAGGTTCTCACGATGTTCCTTTAAGGCTGACAAGCATTTGTCCCGAGAACCGGGGGGCAAGGCTCGGCCCAAGAACGAAACCTGCGCTTGCACGTTGGTACCAGATCTTTCGATCCAAGACTGACGCGCGGCGGCGGCTTCCTCCTTGGCCCTAGCCAAACCCTCTTCGATTCCTCGGGTGCTTGCCGTCTTGATTGAAATCTGACGAACCCTGTCAGGAAGTCTGGCATCTCCCGCGGTAGCCCCGCAAGCGTGCATCAATGCGCTCAGGGCTTCCTCTAGGAATACAGTCCTATCCTTCGCGGCCTTGCGTGCCCCGCCGGCTGGACGTCGACAACGACGTCCCCGGCGGGGGGCAGGGGTCGGAGAGGGGTAGGCGGTGTCGGCGACCATCACTGGAGCCGAGACCGTTCTACTGATTCCCATCGGAGGAAACTCGTCGTCATAAGATGAGTTGCGGGGCGGTGGGAGAAGCTCTGGGGGAGACCGGCGCCAACCCGTCCATGCCTGTTCCTCCTTGACCTCGCCATTGGGTGGTATCTGCGGATTTAGCGATCCGCGATTCACACAATGGTTTGAGGTCGTGGGAGCAGGTTTAGGGCGAGTCGGCGGCGGCCTCCTCGGGCGTCTGGCTAGCCAAGCTAGACGCCGCCTCAGTGGGATGGGGGTGACTATCTCGCAGAAGCGAGATAGCACCCCACCGGGGTACCTAGGCAGGTACCCCGACTGGTGTATTGCT